TTTATAGTATCAGGTAATAAAGATTTAGTGCTTGCCGCTAACGGACTTTCATCAGTTGGTATAAGAATCAGTGCTACAAATGCTAACGTTGGTGTGCAGTATTCAACACCAGCAACATCAAGTACTACTGGCGCATTAACATCAGTTGGTGGCATCAGTACTAAAGCTAATTTATATGTTAGTCGTGGTGCAACAATCAACAGCGACAACGGCATTGAAGCATTTACAGTTAAGAGTTCTACTTCAGGTAATGTAGCGATATTTGCCAACGTAGTAGGCACTGCTGGAACATCAACTACAGAAACTGTGATCATTGGTGGTAGTAACCTAGCAGTACAAACTGGTGTAATATTAAAAGTCAACGGTCAAACATCAATGATGTTACCGGTTGGTCCACAAGCTGCACGACCAAGTAGCCAAGGTGGTGTTGACGTAGCAGGTATGATACGTTTCAATAGTACATCTAACTTGCTAGAATATTATGACGGTAGTAATTGGCAAGTTGCTGGTAGTACGTTTACAGTTATCAGCGATCGCCAATTCCAAGGTAACATAGGTGGTGGTTATGGTAACGTTGACGGTACAAACACAACATTTACGATCCAAAGTTCAGCAACAACATCAGGTACATTAGTTGCTATCAACGGTGTGATGCAGTTCCCAACACTGGCTTACTCAGTGAGCGGTACAACACTGACATTTACAGAACCACCAGCACCAGGTGATGTTATCGACGTTCGTGTATTAACAACCACAGCCACAGTTAGCTCGATCGCTAACGGTAACGGTGTAAATCAGTTGGTAGCTGATAATACTGGTGTTAGTTTTTATACTGGAACAAACTCTACTGTAGAACAAGTATTAATTGATCCGGTAGGTAACTTTAATTTCCTCAATCAAAATCATATTACCTACACTCAAGCACCAGTTAATATTCCAACAGCTGGTAGTCCTGTGGTGATTGATACATTCAGTCAAACTGCTTATACCACTGGTAAGTATACTATACAATCTAAAGTTGGCACAGCTAACTTTGAAACATACGAGTCACACGTGATTACAGATGGTGCAGGTAATGCTTACATCAGTACATTTGGTATCGTTAACAATGGTACTTCATTTGGTACAATTAGTGCTAACGTGGTCAGTGGTAATGTAAGAGTGTACTATACTTCAACTATAGCACAGGCTAACGTTAAAGCATTTGGTACTTACATTGTATAAAGGTAAACAATGTTAAATATTTCAAAACAATATCGTTCAAATTACACTGGCGAAGATATAATCACTGAGCGCAAGCATGAAAATCGCATGTGGAGTGAAACGGTTGAAACAGTGCCTAATGCCATTACCAACAATCAAATTTCAAATCGTGCTGTTATCATTGGTAATAGTCCAACTAGATTAGATTTTGATCTAAACAATCTAAAACATGCCAGCGGTTTGTTAGGTGCTAATACTTTACAAACCTATGGTTGTAATGCACTATATAGAGACTTCACACCTGATTTTCTAGTAGTACAAGGCAACGACATGGTTGATGAGTTGGCTAAAAGTCCTTATCCAAGAAACAACATAGTTTATACCAATGCTATAAATTTATTAGCATATCCAAATACATTTTATCTCATCCCATACAATCCTTATGCTGACAGTGGCACAACTGCTGCTTATATAGCTGCGTTTGATGGACACAAAAAAATCTATCTATTAGGTTTCCATGGACAGGATACACCAGGAATAAACTTTAATGTATATGCTGGAACCAATGCCTATGACGCTGAAGAATCTGATGTAGGTAGTGATAAATGGACTAACAATCTCGCTCAACTGTTTACAGTCTATGATGATGTTGATTTTGCTTGGGTTACTAATCGTGGAACCAGCACAGTACCAAACAGTTGGAAAGATTGCTCAAACTTACGCCAGATATCATTTAGAGATTTCGTAGTAGAAGCTGACTTATAAGACTGATTCTAACGTCTTAATCTTTGCACTTACAGCATCAAAATTAATAGTACGCCAAACACCAGGATGTAAAGGTTTAGGATGATCCTCTAATGCTACCCAGCAAAAGCCACGATGTTCAAAATTAAGTTTGGGTGTGAATTCTTCGTCTACTGGAATTAAGAAAGTATTGTAACTGAACTTACCATTGTCACTGGTAAATTTTTCTATGGGGATGACTTTGACATCTTGGAAGTTGTAGCCCAATTCTTCGCTGAGTTCTCTATACAAGCTGGTTAACAGCAGTTCACCAGCATCAATCTTACCACCAGCCAGGCCCCAAGTACCACTATACTTGTCACCGTCACGTAATAGGAAAAGATAACGACCTGTTGAAACACTGTAGATGAAAGTGCCTACACCTTCTATAAGACCAGTGTCCAAAGACCGTTTTTGTGTTGAAGTTAGCATAAAAATTAAAGAACTAAAGTCCATCCACCATTTTTATATTCGCCTTCAAAACTCTTCACCCATTGATTGAGATTCCATTTATATTGAGTTCCAGTTGTTAGATTGCTTACATATTGTACATTAGCTTGATTCTGGCTGTCAAATGAAACAGTCCAATGTACGCCAGTATATTGTATGATGTCGTTCGCATGACAGACTAAATCTACCCCATCAGTACCGCGCCATAGTGTTGGTCCGCTGCTTGGGGCAGCATTGGCACTACCAACATCACCTAGGATCAAATATCTGGTACCAGCTGATGGATGAGTGATACTGGATGTTAAACTTGAACTAGTTGGGTTGATGATAGCATTGATTGGAGTTAGTGTGTTACCTGGGATAGTATCAATGTCTACGTTAAATAACATCAGCGTAGGATCTGTTGGGTGATAGCTGACGGTACCAATGACTTCTGAGACGCCATCTGGTTGTAGCAAACGCACTTCACTGATGCCAGGACTTAGATTACCATAGATGTTGACAAACGCCGCCCAATTATCAGGAGTACCAACTTTGACTGGAGTACCAGAGATATCTTCGCCACCAATGTCACGGGGTGTTTCTATATCCTGTTGTTTCAACAGTGTCAAGGTGTTGCCAATCAACAGCGTACCATAGTTCAATGGAGTGAAGTATTGGCGATTACCTAATAGATTATCTTCGTTTAATACACTGTCGCTGAGATTACCATCGCTGTCATGTATGCTGGCAACGATCTTTTGGATGACACCAAGTTTCTTAACTTTAGCTGGAGGACTAATCCACACAGGTAGTTTGAATGTTAATGTAGCAACATCAATGGGATTATCTGTACCAATAGGCACTGATCTTGTATTCCAATTTGGACTTTCTAAATAAACAACGCTTAGGCTAGTCCAATCAATGTAGTTGTCTGTTGACTGTATCTCCATGGCTGGATTAAACAATACTATCAACTGTTCTAATAACTGTAATTTTTGTTTGGTGTTACTAGTCCAAATATCTAACTTCAATTCTATAGTATAAGGCACAGGCATGCTGCGTTCAATGGTAAAAGCATTGCCCTGTTTGTCTTCATACTCCATGGTGTCTTCATTGTAATACTTTTGGCGTATCTGCATCTTGCCAACAAAGTCAGGTTGTTGCACGCGATCTCTATCATAGGTAATATTATTGATATACACAGTCATAGCTGGTGTTGCATTCATGATATTTGGTGCACTATTCTGTGTGATAATCTGTGCTACTTGGCGACTACCATCACCCCAATAAACAGGCACACGTTGTAGAGTTTGATGCCCATTACGATCAAATCCAAACTCAACTTGGAAACCTGATACCATACGAACAAACTGTGCTAGGAATCGTTCTATCTGAGCGTCATAAAAGAAGCTCTGATTAGCAGTTGTCATTTGCTAACTCCTTTGATAATTTTTTATTTTTTTGATACTCTGACATTCTGATTGAATGCATAGCTTTAGCCTCCTCACTCCATTTAGTAGACGGTTTACCTTTCTTTGGATGAGGTTTACTAAATTTATATCCACTTTTTTTATTAACAGTTTCTACACCACCATTTGCTTCACGACGTCTGGTATGGGCTGCCTTTTGTGCGATGCGCATTTTTTCTATACTTTCTTGGTTATGTGTTTTATTATTACCACCGTTTCTAATATTGAAGCCATTCTCAATACTATTATATTCTTTAATATATTTTGTTTCTAATAAATTTAACTCATCTAAATTAGATGCAGTATCAATAACTTCAAATGTAAATGCATCTTTGCCATATTTTCTTAATGCATTATGAAAACGATGAGTTCTTTTTGTATATCTGCTGTCTGATAGATGTTCTAATCTACGACGATTGGGTTCTTGTATAGTTTGCCCTATATAAACTCTACTAGTATCAATATGAGTAAATTTATAGATATACATTATTGATTATCCGCTGTTGGACGTAAGGCTTGACTCAAGCTCTGACGTTGTGGTACTACACGACTGTAGACTGTATATTCTATCGTATCACCTATATGATACAAGGTGTTGCTGACAGTAAAGCCAATGTTGCCTGTAGTATTGGCAATGGTGATATTGTCTAGTGCACCTGTGATTAATAAATTGTTAATTTTAACTTTAACACCGTAGCTGCTTACATAGTGTAATGTAGTAACAACATTACCACTGGTGTAGCTGAATGAGCTGGTGATAGCATTGGCTGGTGGAGTATAGACATTGGCTACTCTGATGACATCTGAGCCTACTGAATTTTCGTAGAATTTGTCATAGTCATTGATAAATCCACTTAGTTGCGTTTGGTTTTGACTGCCTGGTGTTAGGTTAGTTCTCACAGAATCCTCAATTTTAACCCAACGACGTCCATCAAAGCGGAACAGTCTGTTAGGTACGTAGTCTAATCTCAAGTAGTAGTCATTGACTGTTGGGCTAGTTGGGAATGAAATACCTGCGGCAACAGTTGTGCCATTGGCAGGAACGCCATCACCAGTTAAGTAACCGCCAACTTTATATGGGGTATTTTGTATAGCCTGTGGATCGTCTATAGCAGAACCTGATGGAGGAGTTGTAAGTGCGCTGGTATCATTTTCATTTGGATCTGCTGGATAGCCATCGTCTTGTACAGGCGCCACATAGATACTGCTGGTATCATATCCTGATGCTGGAACGTCTTGTTCTGCACGTTGTACGACAGCATCATTGATACCAATGT